TAATAACTAAATGAATTCCACAACTCAAGATCTTCGAGATTTGGATGTTCCACTTGTTTTTTATGCACATCACTGCTGTCTCCTCTTTGAAGAAAAGCAGAGATAGGAAGCCTCCAATATATTGCACCATTCGTAAGTAAAGCATGAAATAAGATTGCACGCCCTGGAATACTCGCAATAGCAAAGACCACACAATCTTCAGTTTCGCCTTGATGTTTTCGTAAGTCATAAAGATATTCCCTCCTTATTTTACAATATATAGGTGGTATGTTAGCATTAAGATAAGACATAATCAATCATAGATATCACCCCAAGTTTCACCAGATTCATAATCTACTTTGTTTGGTATATCAAGGGTTACTGCACTTTCCATTATGTTGATAATTTTTTTTGCATGTTCAGGGGATTCAACAGATAAATCTAACTCATCATGAATTTGTATGTGAGCCACTATACCTTCTTTATATAATTCTAACATAGATTTTTTTGTCATGTCCGCGGCAGAACCTTGTATTAATTTATTTAAAGCTTTGTATGTATAAGCCCTTTTAATCCCTGGTCCGTGTTCCTGGAGTGCTTCTTCATGAGTTAATACTTTATGCATACCAAATTGATTTGGTTCCCATAAATGAAACCTACATAATCTACCAAGTAAAGTTCTAATCTGACCACGTTCTTGTGCTCTATTAGATGCAGCATTCATAAGTTGTTTAACAAAAGGAACTTTAGCATGATATTGATCAAATAATTCCGCAGCTTTTTCTTGTGATACACCAAGCTCAGCTTGTAGTTTAGTTTTACCCATTCCATAAAATAATCCAAGGTTAATTATTTTAGCTTGTGATCGTGGAATGTTTGCCATATCTGCAACAATTTGATGAAAGTCTGTATTAGAATTACTTTTATAAGATTCAATCACCGGATAAACAGATGGAAATTGATGTAGAGATGCATAGTGCACAACAAGTCTTGGTTCTTGTTGTGAATAGTCAAAGCAACCCCAAGTATGACCCTCCTCAGGTAAAAACAATGATCTAATCAATGGTCCTAGATCTTTATTTCTTGCTGGAAGTTGTTGTAGGTTTGGATTGTTGTAACTGAATCTCCCTGTAACAGTCCCACCTTGATCTGATCTTATTTGATTAATCTCAGCATGAATACGTCCTTTGTGTTCATATCGAATAATGGTGTCGATAAAAGTTGTATGAGCTTTATTAATTTCTCTTGCTTTAGCAATCATTTGAACTATAGGGTGTTTATGTTCTTGTAAAAAATTTTTAGTAAAGGATGGTGCAGATGATTTCTCAGTTATATCATAAGATAAGCGAAGTTTATCAAAAACTTTTGCAATATTTCTTGCAGCCCAAATCTGGGGCTCTATCCCTGTTTCTTGTTTTACTTTTAATAACAGTTCATGCTCTTGTGTTGTTAATTGCTGTTTTAGTTTGTGTGCTCTTTCTATATCAACTCTTACTCCTTTAAATCTCATATCAACTAGACATGGAAATAAATCAGTTTCTAAGTTAAATATAGATTCAATGTCTTGATGAATAATTTCTTTTTTTAATGTTTGCCAAAGTTCTAGTGTAAGTTCAGCATCTTTTTCAGCATAAGATCCAACCTCCATGGCTGGAAGTTGCCATAAATCTTCCTTAGGATCTAATCCTCTAGATTTGGCTGCTTCATTTAAAGCTATTTCACTTTTACCTCTACCAATAAAATCCCAAGACAATTCATTTAAAGAATATTTAAATCTATTTTCATCAACCAAAGAAGCTGCAATCATAGTATCTACAGTTAAACCATTGATTTTAATACCTAATTTCCTTATCCAACAAACGTCGTACATTGCGTTATGAAATATTTTTAGTGATTGAGTTGCCATTGTATCAGCAAACCAAGATAAAACTTTTTTTCGATCCATGTTGGGCCCTGATCCGTGTGCTATTGGAAAATAAAAAGACCGACCCGGTACAGCGACAGCTATACCTACAACTTCTCCATTACCTATAACAGAACCAGATCCTTTTTTTCTTAAATCAGGATCTCTTGTTTCTAAGTCAACTGCAATTTCATCATATGATCTTAGATCAGGAAATTCTTCCGGTTCAACCCATTCTTTTTGCGCTTCAAATATTGGCACCTTCATGAATAATCTCTTTCAATAATCATTTGTATATAGTGTATAGCTTTTAATAAATCTTGTTTCTTTCCTTTATCTTGATGTCTACAAATATATTTAATTACACTACCTTCAGCAAATAGTATTTTATTTTTATTTATAAATAAAGAGGGTTGTATCGCGTATTTTTTATAATGTGCTCCTCCTATTTGTTTAAAAAATGCTTTATTACTCATAGTTGATAACCATACCTTTCTTTTTTTGATTTAAATAGATAAAGATTTTCCATAGATCTTGTTACACCTACATACCAAACTCTGTGTTCCTCATCTTGTTTGTTTGCACTCTCGGCGGTTGACTCCCTAATTTTTCTTGCATTATCTAATACAAGAATAACATTCTTACATTCACCACCCTTTGCTGCATGAATGGTTGATACTTCTATTCTTGGTTCTTCAGATAATTTTTCTCCATTAGATAACATACTTCTAATATAAAATTCTTCATTGTGATCTACGTTAACAAAAGCATCATACCACTTAATATTTTTACTAAAACCAAGGTCTTCCATTTTAACTGTTAATTTGTTTCCAAACTTACTTTCATTAAATTGGTTTTCTAAATATTCATAAATATCCTTACAGTCCGCAATAGATATTTCATTACCTTCTGTTAAAGAGGTCCATTTTAAAATTGATTTATAAAGTTTACTATTATAACTTTTTCCAAATCTATTTTTATAGTAAAGATTATTTTCCTTTAATTGTTTAGATATTTCTAATGCTCTATAAACAGTTCTTGTTAATATTAACCATTTATCATTAGTTATATCTAAATTATCAAAATTAAATATAGATTCTACCTTACCCTGAACAACATTTCCTTTATCGTCTTTTTTAGGAAAATATATTTTTTCTTTTCTATTACCTTGTATTCTATCTAATATTATATTTGATATCTCTTGAACAGCTTGGGGTATACGCACTGATTGTTGTAATACTTCCTCTTCTGCCGGTTGGTCAATAAATCTATTAACATCAGCGCCAGCCCATGCAAATATGGCTTGATCATCATCTCCAGCTATAAATATATCTCTTGATTTAACATTTAAAATATCAAACATCTTCCATTGTATTGGTGATAAATCCTGAGCTTCATCAATAAAAACTACGTCAAAGGATGGGCACTTATCTTCATTATTAATAAACTGAGTAATCATATCTGTATAATCATAAAGATTATAAGAATTTTTGTAGTTTAAAAAATTTTTATATATGTGGTTTAATAATTCAAAATCTATTTCTCTATTCCATTCATTGGTATTAAACTCATCTTCAATAGGTATATCTTTAATTCGTGCCTTATTAATTAATTTAAAATATTCATTATCGCAATTTAGATAACCACTATCATCTGCCTCTGAATAATAATTAACTCTTATACTTAATTCTTTACCTATTTGTTCATAATGAATTGGTTGCATTACATTATCCTCACTCATACCCAAAGTATGAAAAGCTAATGAATGAAGGGTTTGAAAAAACTTAACATCTGATTTTAAATAATTTTTATTTTTTTTTAAAAATCTATCTTTTGCTTCTGTTGCTGCTTTTCTAGTAAATGCAAAGTAACCAATTTTATTTAAGGGAACCCCTTTAATTAAATAATTATTCACTTCATTTAATAATGTCATTGTTTTACCTGTGCCAGGAGGACCTAATATTTTTCTTATCATTAGAATATGTTTTTATTACCTTTTATTTTTATTATTTCTGTTTCTGCTATATTTTTTATCAACTCATTTTCTTTCACATTTAAATTTATTTTTACAACCTCTATTGCCTCGTAGTTAGCGCTTTCATTATTTAATTTTGGAAATCTTTTTTTAATTCCATACTCTGCTTTATATCTTTCTTTTATTCTTTGAGCCGTTCTTTCTTTACCTTCTTTCCATTCTTTGTTTTTTAATGTGTTAAAAAAATTTGAAAATTTAAAATAGACATGTCCATCTTCTATTAACACCGCACCTGATTTAAAAGAAGCATATGATTTTGCTTTAGGTCCGTTAACATACTCTTGAAGATATTCATGTAATAACTCATCAGGAGTGGTTCCTTTAGGTGGTTGATGTATTTCTATTGGAGGAAATAGTTTAGCAATAACATTTTCAAAATCATCTCCTTTTACTTTTGCTACAAAAATATTTGCAGTTTTCATTATCAGAGCTCTTAATTCCTCTTGATCTTTTATTTGTTTTATATCTTTAGCTCTAACTGCTTTGCTTCCTTTACTTTCAGGTAATTCAACATTAAAAGTATATTCAGGTTCTGGATAATTTATTTTTACTAAATTAGATAAAGGTGGAAACATTCTTGTTCTATCAGATCCAACACCATATTTTCTTTTAAGACATTCTAGTTTCATACAAAAATTAACAATGGGTTCTTGATTGCACGTATATCCTTTTAAGCTATCTTTCCTCCATGATTTAATTTTATCTATTATTTTTTTTTCTGATCCCCAATCATCTAATATAACACCGTTAGAATCTTTTATAAAATATTTTTGTGGTGCTGCTTTAACAACATTTTGCCAATTATCCTCATATTTTTTTTTTGCAAAAACCATGTAATTATACAACCATCTGTCTCTACCATCTGATAATTTATTTTTTGATAAAATCTGTAGACAAGGAGGACCATCATTAAATTCATCAGGTCCTCCTCGTAAGACAGTTTTCACAAGGGCAAGCGAAAACTCTTCTAGTTCTTCTTTTGTTTTTTTATTATAATTAACTACTTTAATAAACTGATCTAATGTAAATGGAGTGCCATCATAATTAATTGCAACTCTTTCGTTTTTATTAAAGTAAGGGAGATTTATGTACTGACCATTAGACCATTCTTTTTTTTCTTCATCAAATCCAAGTTCAGTTTGTTTAGGATATATTTCAGTATTTGGTTTTAGTTTTAATGTGAATAATAAATTTTCTAAAAAATTTCTTAAAAAAACTGCTTTAGTTTTTTCTTTTAAAAATAAATATAAATGTAAACCACCACTCTTTGATTTAACTGGTATTAACGGAAGATTATTTTCTTTTATAATATCTAAATATTTCTTATATGGAAAGTTTGAATAGCTATGTTCCTTATCATCAATATCTATTGCACCAAAACTTGCCATGCCATCATCATCACAAGGTTGTATACCAATAGATGTTGTGCCTTTTAAATGGTCTAAATAATTTTTATTAGTTATTTCTTTAAAAGACCAACCGTACTTTTTTGGTTTTTTCTTTCCTGTTTTTTCATCAATGGTAAATTCATCCAAGTAAGCGATACCAAAATTTCTCCTTAGCCCGCTAAATATTTCTGCAAACTCTTTCTCCATTGTGCCCTATTTGTTT